CGAGTTTAGGGACGTTGATGTGGGTAGCGGAGCCATACGGGACAACATTCTTCCGTTGCCTTACAAAGAACCGTCGCAGGTGCTGGCTGGGCTGCTGGACAAGATCATCGATGAAGGCCGACGGCTAGCTGCTTCCAGTGATTTAAAAGTTGCGGACATGTCCGCTCAGACCCCGGTTGGCACAACGCTCGCACTGCTGGAGCGGACGCTCAAGCCCCTGACGGCTGTGCAGGCACGGGTCCACTACTCGTTCAAGCAAGAACTGCAGTTGATTGCTGAGATTGTCCGCGAAGATTCTCCTGCTAACAAAGAGTATCCGTATGACGTGGACGCGCCGCAAGGGCGCAAGGCCAAGTACGAAGACTATCGTCATGTGGAGATTATTCCCGTCTCCGACCCCAACGCGGCGACGATGACGCAGCGAATTGTGCAGTACCAAGCCGTTATTCAACTATCCCAGAGCGCTCCGCAGATTTACAACTTGCCGGAACTGCACAGGCAGATGTTGAATGTTTTGGGTATTAAAAATGTGGATAAACTGGTGCCGACGGAAGATGATCTTAAACCGATGGACCCGGTGACGGAAAATCAGAACATCCTGAACGGTAAACCCGTGAAAGCGTTTGCATATCAGGACCACGAAGCACATATTGCGGTCCACATGATGATGAAACAAGACCCGCTTATCCAGCAGATCGTAGGGCAAAATCCGCGCGTTAATGCTCTTGTTGCCGGGTTGGAAGCGCATGTTGCCGAACACGTTGGGTTTGCATACAAAAACAAAATCAGCGAAGCGCTGGGTGTGGCTATTCCGCATGCGGATGCTGATGAAGGTATGCCGGAAGAAATTGAATTTCAATTATCCAAGTTGCTTGCACAGGCTGCCCCGCAAGTTCTTGCGCAAAGTAAAGCAATGGTTGCACAACAGCAGGCCCAGCAGAATATGCAAGACCCCCTGCTGCAGCTTCAGAAACAAGAGTTGGACCTTAAAGCACAGAAGCAGCAACAAGACGCTGCATATAGAGACAAGAAACTTGCAGTAGATTCGGCCGCTAAAGCAGATGAATTGCAGCTGCGGGAACAGGAAATTGCGGGGCGACAGCGGATAGATTCGCTGCGCGTGGTTACGGACGCTGCGGCTAAAGCCGCACAATCTGAAAGGAAGGTAAGCAAGTGATGAAGCAATTCGCAGAAGCGCTAAATCGCAAGCTGCGCGAAGATATGAACAACTACGCTGATGATGTGGCCACGGGTAGTTGCAGAAATTTTGAAGATTACAAACGTCTCTGCGGTGTGATTGAAGGTCTTGCTATCGCAGAGCGCCACTTAAAAGACCTTCTTGCAAAATTGGAGAATGATGATGACAGCGACTGAGACAGCGCCCCCAACCGCGCTGGAACAGAAGTGGGCCGCAGATAGTGCAGAAACAGAACGTAAGGCTAAGCAGTTGCCTGACCCGCAGGGGTACCGAATCCTGTGTGCTATTCCGGAGTTCGAGAATAAGTACGACAGCGGCATCATCAAGGCAGATATCACCCGTCAGCACGAGGAGATTCTGACCACGGTGCTGTGGGTCTGTAAACTTGGTCCGGACGCGTACAAAGACCCGGTGAAGTTCCCTACGGGACCGTGGTGCAAAAAAGGTGACTTTGTGATTGTCCGCTCCAACAGCGGCACCCGTCTGGATATCCACGGCAAAGAGTTCCGCATCATCAACGACGATACGGTGGAAGCGGTGGTCGAAGACCCCCGTGGAATCCGTCGCAAATAAGGAGTAGCACATGGCCCAACCGGCATATAAATTTCCTGACGAACAGGAAAATAAGGAAAATGCTGCAGAGCAACAAAATGAGCAAGAATTTGAAGCAGTAGTTGAAGGTGACGTTGAGCTGGAAATTGTCGATGACACCCCGCCAGAGGATCGAAATCGGCGGCCGATGGAAAAAGAACCGGAGGAGGTAACGGACGAAGAACTAGCACAGTATAACTCGTCCGTTCAGAAAAGAATCAAAGACTTAACACGCGCTCGTCATGATGAACGGCGGGCTAAAGAAGCCGCTACGCGTGAACGGGAAGAGCTGGAACGTCTTTCTCAGCAACTTGTTGAGGAAAACAAGCGTCTTAAAGCCTATGCAGCTAATGGAGAACGGGTGTATGCGGGCACCCTTGAATCCGCTGCCAAATCCGAAATTGAAATTGCCAAGAAAAAGTACAAGGAAGCGCACGAAGCATTTGACGCGGATGCTCTGTTGGCAGCGCAAGAAGAGCTGCTGGCCGCCCAAATTAAGCTGCGGGAAGCGCAATCTTTTAAACCAACCCCTTTACAAGACTCACAAGGTGTAGTAGAAACAGAACCTACACAGCCAGTAAGGCCGCAACTTGACGAAAAAACGCTGCGATGGCAACAGCGTAATCAATGGTTCGGGCCTGATGACGAGATGACCGCCGTCGCGCTGGCAGTGCATAAGAAGTTGGTCCAATCGGGTATTGACCCGCGTAATGATGAATACTTCGAGCGCATAGACGCTCGCATGCGTAAGGTGTTTCCCGATTTTTTTGAGGGAACAAAGGAGTCTAACGAACCCGCAGAGGTGAAAAAAGCTGCTACGGTTGTAGCGCCGGCTAATCGGTCTACCGGAGCAAAGAAAGTTTCTTTGACTAAGACTCAAGTCGCAATTGCCAAGCGCTTGGGAGTGCCGTTAAACGATTACGCTAAACAACTTGCTGCATTGGAGACTTCAAATGGGTGATAACCGCCTTACTAGAGAAAGCGCTACGCGCGAAACCACGCAACGCAAAGCGTCGTGGAAACAACCGAACCTTCTTCCTACTCCTGCCCCGCAGGACGGATATGGGTTTCGCTGGATTCGGACTAGCTTGATGGGTAAAGCAGACCCCACCAATATTTCCGCAAAATTTCGTGAACACTGGGTGCCGGTGAAAGCCGAAGACCACCCGGAGATGATGATTTACGCCGATCCTGACAGTCGTTTCAAAGACAACATCGAGGTTGGCGGACTGCTGTTGTGTAAGGCCCCGAACGAGGTTATTGAGCAGCGCAATGATTTTTATGCGCAACAAGCTCAGTCCCAAATCGAGGCTGTGGACAATAGCTTTATGAAACAAAACGATGCACGGATGCCGCTGTTCAACGAGCGCCGGTCTGAAGTGCGATTTGGTAAGGGTTCCAAATAAACTTTTTAGGAGTATAAACAATGGCATATCCGACTATCTCGGCCCCCTACGGGCTGAAGCCGGTTAACCTGATCGGTGGTCAGGTTTATGCTGGGTCTACCCGTCTGATGGCAATCGCCAGCGGTGAAGGCACCTCGATTTTCTTCGGGGACGCTGTGAAACTGTCTGGTGGCTACATCACCCGTGATCCGGCTGATTCGGCAATGACGCCCGTTGGTGTTTTCATGGGCTGCACCTACACCGACCCCAACAGCAACCAAAAAGTGTTCAAGCAGTATTTCCCTGCTGGCACCGTGGCTGCTGACATCAAAGCCTACGTGGTCGATGACTACGATGCGCTGTTCAAAGTCGCTGTGGTTTCCGGCACTACCGTTATCAGCGGTGTGACGCAAGCTGCTGTTGGCCTGAACGCGGCTCTGGTGGACAATACTGGTTCGACGATCACTGGCGATTCGGCTGTTGCAATTTCGGCCACTACCGCCACGAACGGTGCTCTGCCGGTTCGTATCGTCGATGTCGTGCCGGATACGGCTAATTCGCTGGGTTCGTATACTGAAGTGATTGTGAAGTGGAACTTCGGTATGCACCAGTATCAAAACGCCGTTGGCGCGTAAGGAGACTGAAACATGGCTATTTCACGTGCACAACTACTGAAAGAACTGCTCCCCGGCCTGAACGCATTGTTCGGCATGGAGTACAACCGTTATGGCGAAGAGCACAAGGAGATTTTCGAGACCGAAACCTCCGAGCGTTCGTTCGAGGAAGAAACGAAGCTGTCTGGCTTCAGCGCCGCCCCTGTGAAAAACGAGGGCAACGCGATTGCGTATGACAATGCGCAGGAAGCTTGGACTGCCCGTTACAACCACGAAACCATTGCTTTGGGCTTCTCGGTCACTGAAGAGGCGATCGAGGACAACCTGTACGACTCCCTGTCGTCCCGGTATACCAAAGCTCTGGCCCGCGCCATGGCATACACCAAGCAGGTTAAAGCAGCGTCCGTGCTCAACAACGGTTTCTCGTCCAGCTACAAGGGCGGTGACGGTAAAGAGCTGTTCGCTACGGATCACCCGCTGGTTTCTGGTGGCACCAACAGCAACGAACCGGCCACCGCTGCCGACCTGAACGAGACTTCGCTTGAAGCCGCCGTTATTCAGATCGCTGGCTGGACGGACGAGCGTGGTCTGCTGATTGCCGCCAAGCCCCGCAAACTGATCGTACCGCCGAACCTGATGTTCGTTGCTACCCGCCTGCTCGAAACTGAGCTCCGCGTCGGCACGAACAACAACGACGTGAATGCGATCAAAACCATGGGTTCGATCCCGGAAGGTTTCCGTGTTAACCACTTCCTGACCGACACCAATGCGTGGTTCCTCTGCACTGACGTGCCGAACGGCCTGAAGCACTTCGTTCGTACTCCGCTCCAGAATTCTATGGACGGGGATTTTGATACGGGCAATGTCCGTTACAAGAGCCGCGAACGTTACAGCTTTGGATGGTCTGATCCTCTGGGCGTTTACGGCAGCCCGGGCGCTTGATCTAATAAATCAAGTACTTAGCTCTGAGATTAGGCCCACTTCGGTGGGCCTTTTCTTTTGCATTGACACACCACCACACGGCGTGTACATTACGGTCGTAGCTAAACTTATAACGGAGCTAACGATGAAAGTGATTTACCGCATCCGAAACGTCGTGAATCATAAGTTCTATGTTGGAAGCACCACCAACCCCCGGGAGCGCTTTCGTACGCACCGGAATAAGTTGCGCGCTGGCAAACACCACTGCCAGCATTTGCAAGCGGCTTGGAATAAATACGGGGAAGACTGTTTTAAATTTGAAGTTTTGGAGCTATTGTCCGAAACCTGCGACCTTCAGGCGGCGGAAGATCAATGGCTTGCAGAGCATTTCGGGAAAGAACACTGCTATAACACAGGGATTCGATCTGGAGCGCCGTGGCGCGGAGTTCCAAAAGAGAGGCACCCCTCGTTTGGTCGCCCTAAAACAGAGGCTGAACGTACCTCAATTTCCGCTACCCTGAAGGGGTTTTACGCCCAAGACATTGCTAATCATCCTCGATTTGGTAAAACTCATTCTGAAGAAACCAAAGCCAAAATTCGCGCTGCCAAATTAGCTAACCCGGTGCAACCATGGTTGGATAAGTCTCGGGACGAGGTAACCCGCAAAAAGATTGGCGATGCGCAGCGCGGGAAGGAGAAGGCCCCCAGAGTGATTTCCGCAGAGGGTAGGGCCAAAATACGTGCCGCTGCCGCTGCTGGTCATTACGCGTCTTTCAAGGGCCGGAAACACAAAGAGGAATCAAAGGCCAGAATACGAAAAACTGTATTCGCCAAACCCGACGGAATCATGTTCCCAAGCCTAATCTCGGTATTGGCCTACTACGAAATCAAAATGCCGACGCTCCGTAGGGCGCTTAAAACGGGTCTTCCTATTTCCAAAGGCCCTCTAGCTGGGTATCAGTTTTCTTATGGAGGGGTTGGGGCCACCGTTACTCCCACAGACTTGGAAATCATCCGTAAACGGGTGCCAGATTTGGTTGACACCCCCAAACACACCTGATATAAAGCTTCCAGACCCCAGATTTTCACTCGTATCGACTGGCTGGGCAGACTTGTTAGAGACGGTACGAGGATGTGCTAACACACGAAAGGATTTACCATGG